TTAATCCTTTTGACTTCTGGCAAGGTGCAAACTTCAAGTTGAAGATTGTTAAGAAGGATGGTTATTGGAACTATGATAAGTCAGAGTTTGATTCTCCATCACCACTTCTTGAGGATGATGAAGCACTAGAAGCACTGTGGAAGAAGCAGTATTCTCTTGTTGCTCTTACTGCTGCCGATCAGTTTAAATCATATGATGATCTTTCTAAGCGTCTTAAGTATGTTTTAGGACAGAAACCTCCTGCTCGTCGTGTCTTCGATGAAGAACTAGAGGACGAGAGTGAAGGTCGTGGATCAGTAAGTGCTGATTATCCATCATCTAAACCAGATTTTGCTAGTCGCAAAGCACCTGTTGCTGTAGCATCTGCTAGTTCTGAAGAAGATGATGCACTAAGTTATTTCCAGAAACTTGCTGAGGAATAATTACTGATAAAGTTTAATATTTTCGGCTTTTTTAAGCGTAGGGTTCACATACTGTGTGGACCCTTTTTTGTATTCCATTGCTATTTCCATATCATCACGTATTACATTGATGTACCTTGGTTTAAGTAGGTAAATATTTCTTTTTGCATTTTCTATTCTTTCTTCGTAAGTGTAATTTGTAACTTCTGTTGTACAATCTGCACTAAGCACAGTTACTTCTCGTTGAGTATTGTAATCAAAATAAGTTACAGAATAATTTGATTCACATTCAAGTCCTTTAGGAACTATAATTACATCATTACTATTTTTTACTTCTTGAGTTTCATAATGGTGAGTTGCGTTTACGTTAGCATAGCTTCCATATTTGTCCAAAATAAATCTGTCAAAATCATTTTGTAACATTGGCCATTCTGTTTGAATATTAATAATATTATTACAGGTTAATACTAACCAATCCATTTCAGAACTACCATAGAAATCAAAAGCAACATTATCAGGTCTATCGTCTCCAATAATTTTGTATTTGGTATGTAGTGATAGATCTTGTAAAATATCATCTGCTAAGACAGCTTTTTTAAAGAGATTCTTTACTGTAATATAATCCGATATCTTAGAACCAGGAAGGCGGCTAACATATTCAAAATCGGGGACTTGTTTAAAATAATTTGACATTTTAGTAACCTATTCCTGGAGCATCTTTATAATCATTGCTAAAGACTGGCTCAAGTTCTTGAAGTGCCATAGTTATTGAATATGATGTCATTACACCATCTTCAAAGGTTGCATAATTACCATCTGGTGTATATTGAACTGTGAATGAATTTATTGCACATTCTTTGAATCTATTTAAGTACTTATGGTCTTGTCCTTTGTGCTTATAACTGAGTTTCCATGTATTAGGTGATTGAAGGAATAGATTAGCTTCACTCTTAATAGGTGCCATTCCTTTTTTAAAGAATCTAATAATTTTAATTATTTCTTGTGCTTCTTCTTTACTTCTTGGAGAAAGTTTCCAAGTGAAGTTGAAGGGTCTTAATGATGGTTCTTTGAATAAAAGTTCCATATTGGGATTCATTATATTACCAGTGGTTCTAGTTAATAGACTTGCACCTGTACCTGATGCTGCACCTGCGATAGCAGTACCGAGAGCTTTTTTTACTTCTGCTCCACCAGTACCTCGCGTACCTGCTTTAAATGCCTCTCCTGCTTTACCTGCTGCAGCTCCTAAATTTTCTGTAACACCTGCCAAGGCAACTGATGCAGCTGCTGCTTCTGCTGCATTCATTTTATCACCACCCCAAGTGACTGCATTGGAATCACTAATTCCTCCTGGAATAGGAAGAACTACTGTTCCTAAAGTTTTTCTATTTTTTTGTCTAGATCCAAATCCTGATATATTACCACTCGTTGCACCCATTTTTTTAGGTGCATATTTTAGCATATCAATTTGAATATAGTCTTGAGCTTGTGCTCCACTTCTTCTCATTGATGTAGGATATACTAGTACTGGTTTGGATCCACTACTTCCTCCTAGACCTAATAAATCAGCAGCGAGTCCCAATCCTTCACCAAATGATAGTCCTTTATTATTTGCAGAGTTAAAAATATTAGCTGCATCACTAATATCACCAGCCAGATTTTGTGGTGTTGTATAGTTTTCAGTACCTCCATTACTATTAGTTGCACCATAGGCTGCATTTATTGCATTTTCCCCATAGATTGCTGTATTTGGTGGTGGTTGTGTTCTTCCATCCCACTCTCTTCTAGCAATTTGAAGAGCTTGTTGTCTTACCTTACTCTTTTGTTGCTCTGATCCATAGAATGTTTTTTCAGCATCACTTGTACTTGGATTTGGAACAAATGAACCTCCTTGAGGTATAGTTCCTACTTTAGTTTCTACATTTCTGAAACTTCCTCTTCCTACTTTTTCTCTTGCATATCGATTTACTGTAATTTCACCAGTTTTTGCATTAGTTGTATAATAATATTGATTGCTACCCAAAGTACCACCAGGCTTTACTCTATTTTGTATCGAGTTAGATCCGTATGAGGTTTGAGGATTGGGATGTACGACGGACATTATACAAGTTTTTTATTTATTTAGGGTTGATTTAGGATGAATTTTGCATAAGGTATGGCCAGGAGGTCATCAAGTTCATTCCACTGTACAATATATAATTGACCTGCCAGTTCATTCCAGGTATAGTTCCTGGATTTTTGCCAGTGAAAGTTGAGTCCTTTAAAACCCCACTGCTCTAACGATGTGCAAGCAATGAGTGGGTGTTGGTCATATGTTTCTCCAGGAGTCTTAGCATTATATACAAAGGTATAGAACTTTCCTACTTCTGGTATGGGTGTTACAGTATTATTCAATAACTCCATTATTTCCATCATCATTTCTTCAGGGTCGTCAGTTCTGAGGTTTATATCATTACCTACTATCCTGTTTATATTTTGATCAAAGTCTTCATCAAATACAAATTCTTTACCAGGAGTGTTTGTCATTATCTGATACCTAATTCTCTTTCGGTAACAATTTTAAATTCAATTTTCCTATCTTTACACCACTCATTTGCAGCTGCCCATTTTGCTTGGTTGACAGCATAGGTTTTGCATTCATAGAGATAAGATTTGCTCACGTTTTTTCTTGGTTTTGGTGGTCTGGTTTGTTTTGCGGGTTTAACTTCAATTACATATGTTTTCACTTGACCAGTACTTTCTTTGACTTTTATAATAAAGTCTGGGAAGTACCTTCTAGTCTTACCATCAGGAGCACGATAGGGGATCCAAAATTCTTCGCTTCCCCACTCTATAATACTTTCATTCAGGTCACACCAACTACAAAATCTTTTTTCCCAACTACTTCGACATATAATATTGTTAATATCACCCTTATATTTGCGTGGTTTGGTGGGTTTAAATAGACTTTTAATACTTTCTGCCATTATCTTGGCTACATAATATATAAGGTCAAAAAGTATTTATAGATGCCTACTATAAGAAACATCGATACTATTAAGGCGACATTATTGCGTCCATCTTTAACGTCACATTTTGAGGTTGAAATTGGATTGCCTAGTAGTTCTCTAGGTCAAAGTCTTAGGACTTTTTTAGGGGTTAATCAGGATAAATTAAATTTGATGTGTAGTGATGCAGTTCTTCCTGGATCTCAGTTAGCAACAACGGAAATTAATAACGATTTTACTGGTGTTACTGAAAGACATGCTTATAGAAGAATATATGATGAAACTATTGATTTAAGTTTTTATGTAGACGCTGGTAATTATCTTCCTATTAAATTTTTTGAAGAATGGATTAGTGGAATTGTTAATGAGGATCAAAGGGAGGCAAGGGCTGGAGAATATAATTATAGAGTGAGATATCCCAACGATTATGTTGCACAGGGATTAAAGGTAATAAAATTTGAAAGAGATATGCAGTCTAAATTGGAATATGAATTTGTAAGGAGTTATCCTCGGAGTATAACTTCTATGCCTGTTAGTTATGATGGATCTTCTTTATTGAAATGTAGTGTTCAAATGACATATGTAAGGTATGTTGTTAGTTCTGTTAGTGGAATGGCTTCTGGACCATATAATCCATTTCAACAGTCTCAATTTAATCTTAAGAGTCTTATTGGTAATTTGGTCGATGATGCTGTAGATAACATCACAGGAAATGATTTTCTTGGTGATGCTGCGGGAACTTTGGTTACTGGGGGAGCGATTAACGTAGGTCCTATTCAGGTAAATGCACCTGGATTACTAAGATAAGATTACCCTTCTAAATAAAGTACACTGAATTGTATTAGGATATTATGCCTTTACCAAAAATTGCTACGCCAACATATGAGTTGGAATTGCCTTCAACTGGACAGACTGTTAAATACAGACCATTTCTAGTTAAAGAAGAAAAAGTACTTGTAATTGCATTAGAGAGTGAAGATAACAAACAGATCACTACAGCAATTAAATCGGTATTAAGAAATTGTGTTCTCTCGAAAGGAATTAAAGTAGAACAACTTCCTACATTTGATATTGAGTATCTATTTCTTAATATTCGTGGTAAGTCTGTGGGAGAAGAGTTGGAAGTAAATGTTATTTGTCCAGATGATGAAACAACTCAGGTTCCTGTGAAGATTGATCTAGATGATATTCAAGTTCAGAAGAATGAAGATCATACTACTAAAGTTCAACTTGATTCTAATTTAATGATGGAATTGAGATATCCTTCATTGGAGCAATTTATCAAATCTAATTTTGATTTTACTGAGACGAATCAGATGGATCAATCATTTGAGTTGATTGCTACTTGTATTGATAAAATTTATAATGAAGAAGAAGTATGGGCTGCTGATGATTGTACTAAGAAAGAAATGAATGATTTTCTTGAGTCGATGAATTCATCTCAGTTTAAAGAAATTGAGAAGTTCTTTGATACTATGCCTAAGTTATCTCATACTATTAAAATAACAAATCCAAAAACTAAAGTTAAAAGTGAGGTTGTATTGGAGGGTTTAGCGTCTTTTTTCGCGTAGCCATGACGCATATGAACCTGGAGAATTACTTTAGGCTCAATTTTGCGTTGATGCAGTACCATAAATATAGCTTAACAGAGATTGAAAATATGATGCCTTGGGAACGAGACATCTATGTGGGTCTCCTTCAAGCACACCTTGAAGAAGAAGAGTTAAAGCAGAAACAACAAGCAGCTAATGCCTAGCAAAAATAATAATATAATAGGGGATTTAAGGGGGAAGTTTGATCCTCATTATAAGCTAGCGTCTAATGTTGAAGGTCTTGAGAAAGGATTAGCAATTCAAGTTGCTCAGTTGCATAAAACAATGAGTAAATCCTTTGGAATGCAAAGGAAGACCTTAATACGTGTACTTGCGCTTGAGAAACAGGTTGCTGAGTTAAGACAAGAAAAACAATCCCCAGAACAAGATATTGGGGATTGGGCTGATGAAGCTGATGAATGGGAATCATCTGCTGGATCAAGCGGTGAAAAGGAGGTATTTGGTGATGAAGGAGCAAGGAGAGGGGTTGCTCTATTAGATGGTGAACCAAGATTTAAGAAACGTAAGATAAAAGGTGCAGATATAAAGAAAGGTAGTTCTGTAGATAAAGCAGATAAAATTGCTGCAGATACTGCTGGTGGAAAGTTAGCAGATATTGTTAAAGGAGTTACTATTAGAGTAGGTAAATTAGAAGAACTTAGTGCATTAAATGCTAGGAAGATTACTAGTTTAAAAAATATAGCAAAGGAAAACCAAAAGCAGGATGCAGGTGACACTATAGGAGATAAGTTACCTGGAAGTAGTGGTGGAATAGTAAAAATTCTTGGAGATATTGCTGATAATATGGATTCTATTAAGAATACTGTATTAGATCAACAGAAATTAGATGAGAAATCAGCAGAGAGACAAAGAAAGGATGCAGAAAAAGCTAGTAGAGCAAAACAAGAAAAGGATCTAGAAAGTAAATTTAGTGGAATAAAACAGATAGGATCTAAAGTACTTGGTCCTGTTAAAAGTTTGTGGGAAAAACTTCTTAATTTCATAACTACTATTCTTTTAGGTAGAGTTGCGATGAAATTATTTGATTGGTTTGCTGATCCTAAGAACAGAGAAAAGATAGATGCAATAGGAAGATTTCTTAAAGATTTTTGGCCTGCGTTATTAGGAGCATATTTACTATTTGGTAATGCTTTAGGTAGATTTATAACTGGAATGGCTGCAAAGTTAGTGATATGGACAGCAAAACTTGTAGCAAAAGTTATTCCAGCTCTCTTTAAAGCTATTGGTTCAATGGGACCGTGGGGATGGGCTGCTCTTGGAACTGCTGCTGTTGTAGGTGGTGCTGCATATATGAGTAGTAGGAGAAATGAAAGATTAAGAGAGGAATCTAATCAACAAGATGATGCTAGTACTGTAACACCAACAGAATTTACTGAAAGCAGACAAGATGATGATCCATCTAATGATGAAACTCCCAGTGGTGCTCAGTTGATGAATGAAACGGTTCAGCAACGTGGTTTGGGGATGATGTTTAATAAAGGTGGATTGGTACAACCTCCTGAATTAATACAAAAATTTGCGGAAGGTGGGTTTGTACAACCTCCTGAATTAATACAAAAATTTGCAGAAGGTGGATTTGTACAACCTCCTGATCCAACAGTAAAACCAGTACAAAAATTTGCTGGAGGTGGATCAGTTCCTGGAAGTGGACCTAATAAGGATACAGTTCCTGCAATGCTAACTCCTGGTGAATTTGTTATGTCTAGACCTGCGGTTCAAAAATGGGGTACAGATACTCTAGAGGGCATGAATGCAGCTGCTGGTGGTGGTAGTAATGCACCGACGATTAATTATAATAAGGGTGGTCTTGTAGATAATTCGAAATTCTATTCTACAGCAGAGGGATCTTCATCCTATACTTCACCTAATATTATTCAGCATTTCAATGAAGGTGGTGAAGTAAGGCAGATGGGAAGATCTGCTGCGAAAAGAAGAAAGCAGAAAAAACTTACTATAAAAACAAATAAAACCTACTTAATAGAAGTTTTAAAGGAAAGTAAGGAGAAAACTGCTAAATCAGAAAAAAGTATTGCTAAATCTGATCCAAAGGTTAATGTTCCTAAAGCTCCAGAGAAAAAATCATCAGCAACTATTGCTTATGAGAAGGAAAAGGAATCACAAGCAAAATCTAAATTACCAGGAGCTGCTGGTCAGGCAAGACAAGATTTACCTCAAATTGATGCCGGAGCAATGATATCTCAAGCGAAGATTAGTACTCTAGGAATATCGGTATAAGATTATGGCTCTTCTTGGTTTAGTAGCAAAAGTAGGAGCAGGAATGCTCAAGGGTAGAAAGAAAAAACAAACTGGCGCTGCTGTTGCTGCTAAGGTTGTAGGTAAGAAGGAGCCTACTCCAGTACCACAAAAAGAGAATCCTCAGATTAGTTTTGATTCTCCTGTTGCTTCCGCATCACAAAATATAAGCAAGTCTAAGGGTAGGTCAACATCAGAATCTTTAAAGGATACTGCATTAAGAATAAAATTTACGACTATTGAAGTTAATACTTTATTGAAGGGATCTCTTGCACTTGATAAGATGCAAGAGAAAAATAAAATAAAGACTAAAGAAAAACTTAAGCGTACTAAAGCAGAAGATGAATTAGAAAAGGATAATAAAGGTAAGCTTAGTTTACCTATACCAGGCGCTAAAAAGGTTGCGAGTTTTTGGGAACGTATAAAGAAATTCTTTATTACTATGTTTTGGGGTATGATAGCAATGAAATTGCTTCCCCTTTTACCAAAACTTATTGAGATTTTACCTAAAATTGCAGCAGTAGCTGAGTGGATTATTGGTGTTGGTATTGGGGTTGTTAATATTCTTGCAGGTGCTATTAAGATTGGATATGATGCTTATGATTGGACTAGAAAACAGGTTAAAGATAAGTTAGGAGAAGGAGCAGCCCAGAAATTTGATTCCTTTATGGGAGTAATGAATAAGGTGATGAACCTATTTGTTGTTCTTGGACTGGCTGCAGGAAAGATGAGGGGTCCTAAAGGATCTAAAGGTCCTAAAGGACCTAAAAGAGGAGCAAAGAATAAATTAAAGAGATTTAGAAAGAAACTTGGAAGAAGATTTGATCCTAAACGTGCTGATAAATTAAAAAGAATAAAAAATATTAAGAGGATAAAGCAAGCAAGGAAATTAGCAGCAGCTAAAAAAGCAGCAGCAGCAAAGAAATTTGCAAGATTAAGAAAGGTTGCTGGAGCTAAAAAGGTTGTTGGTCAGACCACTCAAAGAATTGGACAGGCTACTCAAAAAGTTGGACAGGCTACTCAAAAAGTTGGACAATTTGCCAGTAAGACTACTCAGAAGGTTGGTGGTGCACTTACAAAAGCTCAAGGTGCTGTAGGTAAAACTGTTACCCGATTGGGGATGAGAATGAATAAGGGGATGGTTCAAAGTATGAAAGGACTATCTAAAATGGCAAAGGGAGTTAGGATTCCTATTGTTGGTCCTATATTAGCAGCTTTAACTTCTTATCTTGCAGAAGGAAAATGGGATAAAGCATTATTCATTGGAGTGGGAACTGCACTTGGGGAACTATTGGGAACGGCTATTCCAATTCCAGTATTAGGTACTTTATTAGGTGGAGCAATTGGTTTTTATGTTGGAGATTTATTGTATACTTTATTCAGAGGTGGTGGTGCTGGAGCAGTTGTTAATAAATTGAAGAACGATTTGTTGAAGATTCTTAATGCAGGAAAGGCGGTTGCACAATGGGTTGGTGCTGGATTTAGTAGATTCTGGCAGGCTGTACCTAAATTTAAGGTGCCAGATTTCCCAGAGGAACCACCGAAGTGGATTCCTGGATTTGGATTTGGTTCTAAGAAGAAGATTTGGAATGCTTTTAAGACTGGATTAAAAGTTCTGATAGGACCTTTATCCCTATTAATGGGTAAAGAGATTCCAAATCTTTTATGGTTGATGAACCCAGTGCAGACTGTACCTGCATTAATTAAATCTTTCTTCCCACCAGGAGGAGAAAAAACGGATGATTCTATTGATGATGTAGGATCAGGAGAAGGAGATGATATTAAATATGAATTGGATGAGGATGATAAGAAAGAACAAGAACCATCTAAAGATGTTCAATTGAGTAAATTTATTTTACCATTCTCTTCTCCTTTATCTAATCTCTTTAAACGTTCTGATGATGGACCTTCTAATAAGAAGAAGTTGCTATTTGCTATTAGTACTGCTGATTCAGATGAAGCTATAATGAATGCAATTAAAACATATGCTCCTTATGAACAACCAGAATCAGAATTGGTTATGGCTTCTCCTGTAGCGAGTGATCCTAGTGATGAAGGATCGGGTGAACCAGGAGAAGTACGGTATATGCCAGTTCCAACAGGAGGTGGTCATGATCCGTATGAGATTTTATATAAAGGTAGTTAAATATAAGTAGGAGGATATACTAATGGCACAAAAAATCGCAGGAGCAAAAGCTGCATTAGCAGCATTTAAAGAAGGAAAAGGTGCTGGCGTACTTAAATTTGATATTACATCTAATGAAGATACGTCAAAGACTGTTAGTATTGTTAATGGTATAGTAGTATTTCAATATTATGAGAGTCTATTGCAAGATTGTATTAGAACAACAGTATCTTTTACTGATTCTGGTAATACTATTGATGGAAAGGGAATCATGGAAGGATTACCAATATATGGATCAGAACGTGCATCTATTAAAGTAGAAGATAATAATGATGGGAAATTGGAAGCTAAGTTATATGTAAATAAACCAACTCAACTTTTAGATGATACAAGAAAATCTTTAATCCAATTGAATTTGGTATCTAAAGAATTTTTTGATAATGATAAAGTAAGAATTATTACAAGATTTGATGGAAAGATATCAGAAGCAGTTGAAAAGATTTTAACAAAAGATGAGAAAGGTGGCCAAAATTATTTGAATACTGATAAAGAAGTAGATATTGAAGATACTTCAAATAATAGAAATTTCATTGGTGGTAATAAGAAACCATTTTATACAATTAATTGGTTAGCAAGAGGAGCAGTTCCTTCTAGTAATACTGATGCACCTAAAAATAGTGCAGGATATCTCTTTTGGGAAACAGCAGATGGATTTAATTTTAAATCTATTGATTGGTTAATGAATACTGAGACAAATCCTATTAAGAAAAAATATATCTTTAATGAGACTCCTGATATGGGTGGATGTGATATTCCTGATGGATATGATGCTAAAGTTCTCGATTATAGTGTAGAAAATAAAGTTGATGTTCAAGGTAAATTGAAAATGGGAGCTTATTCTAGTAAGCTTATTACTTTTAATCCATTTGACCAGATGTACTCTACATTTTTCCCGAATGCTAAAGTTAATAAGGGAATAGCAGCAGCTAATGAGGAAGGATCTCAAGATAAGTTAAAACTTGGTGGAAAAAAATTACCATATTTGAATGAAGAATTTAATAAGGAAGAGGGTAAAGAGTTTTCTAGAACAACATTTATGGTACTTGATACTGGTTCTTTGCCTGAAGGAACAGGAACTGGTGATGAACAACAGCAACTTAAGAAATCTAAGGAAGAAAATAATAAAGTTGGTGAGGTGTTGAATCAAGGTATGATGAGATTAAATCAGTTATTTGCTTTACAGGCATCAATAATGATACCGGGAGATTTTACATTAAAAGCAGGAGATGCTATATTTTTAGATGCTCCTGCAAGAGTAACAGATCCTAGTAATGATACTGTAGATAAGCAGACTGGTGGTAATTATGTTATTGCTAATTTGTGTCATTATGTATCAGCCAAACATACATTAACTAAATTGGATTTGATTAGAGATTCTTTTGGAAGAAAACCTCCTCAAAGATAATAAATACGAGAGTAAGGGACTAATTTTATGTCAGAAATTAAACACGATTTAGACCATGAAGTCTACCTTGACCCTAAAGATGGCAAGGAACATATTAACCACGGTAAGATGGAGTACACTAAGGAAGACTTAGAAAGTGCTCATGCTTATTATGATGAGTATCATAAGGGTGAAGAAGTTGATAGAAATGATGGTGCTATTAATGATTGGCACACAAGACATCAAGATCAACACTTAGAAGTTTATTGTGATAATCATCCTGATGCTGAAGAGTGTAGAGTATACGACGAGTAATCTATGGAAGGAGGAGCCCTATTTAATCCTGGTATCTTAGGTAGCAGTTTTCTCTGGTGGATTGGTCAGATAGCTGACGATTCCACCTGGAGAGATAACCAGCTTACTGGAAAGTTTCCAGATAAAGAAACTATTCCTGGATTTGGTACACGTTATAAAGTAAGGATCATGGGTATCCATGATCAGGGTGAGACTGTTGTTCCTTCTTCCGAATTGCCTTGGGCAAATATAATGTATCCCGTCACTGCTGGTGGTGGGCAAACTAACTCTTGGATGTCATCAAACTTAAGGCAAGGTAATATTGTCTTTGGATTTTGGATGGATGGACAGGATATGCAGGTTCCTGTCATTATGGGGGTTATGGCAACTAATTCCCAAACAGCATTGGGAATGAAGATTGGAAAACCTGATAATGCTGTTAGTACAACTCAGAATGGAAGTTTAGCAAGAAGTGGATATGCTGATGGAGAAGTCCCTAAAACAGGAACAAAAAAGGAAAAAGTTCCTGATGAAGGACTTACAACACAGAAACCAGTAAAGAAAGATATTGCAATTGAATCAGCTCCTTCTGCACCTGGAGCAATTATAGATCAATTTGGATTAGATTCGGCTCGTCCACGAACACAATCAATATTAAATGATATTGCAAGTGGAAGATTGCAAGCACAGACTTCTGGGTTAACTGGAACAGCTGCTATTGATAAGATTAAGAATGTAGTTCAAAGTGGAATTAAGAATCGTGCTGGAGCAGCAAAATCTCCTAGTGCGGATCCTGAGCCAGGACCTACAATAGAATCAACAGATAATCCTCATCAATTAGCTGCTGGTGATGTAAAAAGAGAAGATAAGTATCAAGAAAAAGTTGTTGCTCCATTAAAACAGGAAGATGCTATTGGGTCAGCAACTAAGTCTATACAGATTGAGATTGATAATCTTACGGCAAAAGTTGATAAGTTTATGGGATCTAGAAAAGAATATATTGATGCTGTATCAGGTCCTCCCAATCAAAATGATTTAGATAAAGAAATTAGAAAGACTGCATGTAAAGTTTCTAAATTCCAAAAAATTATTATGGATAAGATTGGAGAGTATCAAAATAAGAAGATGAATAATGAATTGACATCAGTTGTAGCAGCAATGCCATCTAGTTTAAGGTATATGTTTGGAGACCAGAAATTCCTTAATACTCAAGAGACCGTTCAGCAATATAATGAGATCACTAATGGTATGTGTGATCAGATGGAAGGTATTTTAAAGGCAAAATTAAATATTCCTCAATTAAAAAAACAAGCGGATGCACTTGCTGCTAGTGGGGCTTTATGGGCGGATCCCAATTCTCAATCTGCAGCAACAGGTGTAATTGATTTAACTAGTGATGATGATACTTCTACTTCTAGTGGTTCTAGTGGAACTACTGCTGGTGGTGGTAATGTGACAACTCAGAGTAATGTTAATGATATTAGGACTCCAAAAGTTCCTCTTTGTTATGCTGAGGATGTTGTTGCACAAGGAATAGCAGTCAATAAACAGAAAATTCAAGACATTGCTTCAACTCAACATAAAAATTACAACCGCTTTTTAGATGGTGTTAAGAGTCAATTAGATCAAACTGATGATGAATTGAAAGGAAGGTCATATGATAAGAGTAATTTGGGGAAGGTTACTGGGTTTACTGATGAAGAGGAGGATGATTTACCTCAAGGCGGTACAAATTATTATTCAGAGAATGGTGCACCTTGTACAGGAGGTAGTGGTACTGGATTGAAGGTTGATATTGTAGTACCTGATGGTGGTTGGTATGATAATAGTTTTGCTACAATAAATGATGAAGGTGCTGGATATTACGTTGATACTGCTAATGGAGGTGGAGTATCGGGTACAGGGACTACAACAGGTATAAGTGCTACTGGTGGTTCTGGGTCAGGAATTAAGTTAAATTTCACTATAGCGAGTGGTAAGATTACTGGTATTACTACTAATACTGCAGGAGCAAATTATAAAAATGGTGATGTTCTTACTATTTCTCAGGGTTCTCAAGCCGCTATAAATCCAACTACTTATGCAACCTTTACTGTTGATAAAGTAAGAGGTACTGTTAATACTGTAGCAAATGGTGGTATAAAGATTTCTAATCCAGGTAGTGGTTATAAAATGGGAGAATTATTGGTAGTTTCCCAGCAAGGAAGTGGTCAGAATTGTGGTGTTGTTATTACTCAAGTAGTGGATCCCGGAGAAAAGAAAGCTACTGCAGGTCCTGTTACTCCTGGCGATACTCAGGGATCAGTTGCTGATTCTAAACCCCCTGCTGGACAGCAATTGGGTGATATGCTTCAGATGTTAGGTGGAATGTCTGGTAATATGACTCAAGCATTAGACTTTAAGAATCTTATGGGAAATATTTTCCCCTTTGAGACACCACCTAATATGGCTGTTTCGGATTTTTATACTTTAGCAAGAGGTGGGGCTGGTCAACCTGAAACAGACTTGCCTAGTTCCCAATCAATTGATAAAGCAGTTAGTAAGATTAAAGATGTGGCTCCCTCAGTACCTAGCATGCCTTTTGCAACCCCTGCACCGAATCAACCTTCTATTAACTTACAACCTGATGAAGTTATTGGGGGATTGGGTTCTGGATTAACTCAAGAAGAAGTAGATGATGCTTTAAAGCAGGTTGAAGCGGGTAAAGCTGCTGGTCTAGATAGTGCATTGGATATGTACTGATAAATATTAAAAATGATATACGTTCTCGGATTTATATAAAAAGGAATGTCAGATCCTACATTTAACCTTTTTGGTGCAATAACTAAAAATGATATTAAGGTTGGATATATTTCCACTGAAAGGGGATATGTCCAAGGGGTAGATATTTGTGCAGCTAATCTTCTTGCTAAAAAGAATCCTGGTGAAACATTCATTTATAAGCCTGATAGGAAGACAGTTAATTTTTTAAATATTAATCAGGTTAATGAGTTAGGTGAAAAACCAGACAAGGCAAATAAGGATAAGAGTTGTCCTGATGGTCTTAATATGAATGCTACTCCTGGCCCTCCGAGAGTAGTCTTTATGGGTGGTGGTGGAGTAGGTGCTGCAGCTAATCCTGTTATTAGTAATGATGGCCGAGTAATGGCCATTGATTTGGTAAGTCCAGGATATGGATATCAATATCCACCAATTGTTAAGATACATGATGATAGTGGAATAGGTGCAGGAGCTGTAGCAAAGGTTGGTGTTGGTACGGTTGCTGATCAGACAATATATTATACTGATGAGGATGAATTTGAAGAGTATAATATTTGCACAAATCGTTATACTGATGGTCCTTCAGATGGTGGTAAGAATCAAGGGAATCGCTCAAAAAAATCTCCTTATGGTAGAAGGTGGAGTCCAGAAGGAAAGGATTTAGGACCTTGGATTCCTAAAGTTTATACAGAAGATAAAAAGATTCCTTTTAGTGATGTATTAGATGAGTATATTAAGAAACTCAATGAATCTGGTAAGGATTGGTGGACGACAAGAAAAGAACCTCCCTTACAAATAACTTCTGATGGGAAAACTACTAAGAGTTTTTACAAAGTACAGCATTGGACTTGGGGACCTGGTAGTAAAACTCCTTTGAGTAATGTAACTTTTGATATACGTTGGCATTCTCCTCATAGAACTAAAGGATTGGGATTTCATTTTATTGCAAGAGATGGATCTCATTCTTTTAAAGTAGTAGATATTAGTAAGAAGAATGATGGTAGTAGAAAGGATGTATATCAGGTTAGGGAGAATGTTACCTATGATGTAAAAGTAATTGGAAAAAGACCACCTCAGAATAAAAAAGGAACGATTGATAATGATAAGGTAATTCATCTAGCAGAGTTAGGACTTCTTAAGAAATTAGGAGGAACTCAAGGTGGTAAGAATATTGATAAATTTAAAGCAGAAACTGGAGGTACGGGAGATAAAATTTTTGCTGATTTTCTTGATACTTTAGATGATGCTGATGATTTGCAAGTAGCAGCAGATAGGGGAAAATTTACTGCAAAAAATGCAAGGAAAGTAGAAGGAAAGAGAGGTAAAAGAACTACCTATGATTTAACTTATAGATTACAGACTGGCAGAGTAGAGATTCCACCAGGATTTATGAATTCTTATGCTATATCACCTAAACCCCCTTCAAATGCAAAAGGATCAGATTTTGCAGGAAGATGGTTTACTTTTGAATGGGATATTGATTTTCCTTATAATGGAGAATATGTTTTTCATACTGCAAGAGATAATAGATCAAGGATTTCCATTGATGGAGAATCTTATACAGATAAACTGGTAACTTTTACAGGAACTAATCCTTTAAGTGGAAAAGTATCTCCGAAGAAAGGATATGGTAATAAAATAACCTTGTCTAAGGGGAAGAAAAGACTTAAGTTAGAACTTTATAATGAACCTGAAAAGGGTGAGCTTACTCAACAACAACCTCCTCCACCTGCTAGTAAGGATGTAACCTTTAAAATAACAACAGGTTCTATGTTTGGTAATGGAGTCAGAATAGAAGGACTTGATATTGATGAATCAAAACCTTTTACTAAGGGACAGGGACAAAAGGCACAATTAAATGTAACTCATGAAAGAAAGATTGAGTATGGAAAGAAGTATAAAGTAGTATTCACCAGTAAAGGTAAAGAAGGAACTCAAGGTGATATTAAATATACTGGATTGCATCCGGTCAATAAGAAGATTAGACTTGCTAGAGGTGCAAAGAGAATTGAATTGTTAGATGGTGATGGTAATGATACTAATTTCTCACTTGAGGTTGATTCTGGAAAAGCAAAGTTTTCTTCTGACGGTAGAAAACTTCAAGGAACTGGAAATATTAAACTAACTGCTTCTTGGAGAGATGATGTTTATTATAAACATGCTGTTGATAGTATTCAAATTGGAGATAAAATATGGAGAAGGAAGGGAAGAACGGGAAGCCAAACTCACGTTATTACTTTAGCGGGGGTACAGCCTGAACCTATTAGATTAAGAACTAAGGATCCTAATGTCATTCAGATGGAAGAATTCCATGATAATGATTGGACGGATTTGATTGTAGTTGCTAGTGCTGGACAGTTTACTGATCTAAAAGGAAACATAGCATATTTTAGTGTTCCTCATCCCCCTAAAAAGACAGGAAAGTCTGAAGGATCTAAGGGACAAAAGACTGCAGAAGTTTTTAATACTATTGATTATATTAATAAAGCAAATAGAAAGTTATGGAGAACAAATGTTTATAGTAGGGGTGGATTTTTAAATGACTATGGTGTTTGTCCTTTCAATACTAATATTCAATTAAAAGATAATCCATATGCAGGAACCCATAAGATTGTATGGCCTAATGTTAATTTCCCTATTGATGGAAATTATGATATTGAGGTAGAAGTGGATGATAATGTAGACTTGAAGATTGGAGATCAAGTTAAAATTAATAAAAAGGGATTTATTGGAGATACTGATGTAGGTACAGGCAAATTAAAATTAACTAGGTATATTAAAGCTGGCAATCATACTATTACTGCAGATTTATACCAAAAACCTGGTGGTGCATATTCTTTTAGAGCACCTGATGGTAAACAAATTCAAAAGAGTGAAGTTAATTTTAAGGTATCATCTTCATCTCTTTATGCGAATAAAATAACTATTCCTGGATTATTTTCTGTAGGAAAGGAATATGGTGGTGAAGGTGCTCAAATAAATCAAACTGTTACTAGACAAGTAAATGTTGAAAAGGAATATGATGTTATATTAAGTAGTGTCCAAAGTAAGAATGTCAGAATAAGGTTAAAGGATAATGGTAGAAGATTGGAGATGGAAGATTATAAGGATGGTGATTGGCAGGATATTGTTTGTACAATAAATCGGGGTGAATTTTATGGGGTTCAAGGAAATAGGTGTAAGTTTAGAGTAGATAATACTGTTAAGGGTATTAACCCTATGGCTTTGGCAATTAATATTGAGACTACTTATAGTAAAAAAGAAGTAATAGTCCAGAAATCTTGGAATGAGAATCCTATGGGTGTTGCATTAACAATTGATGCACCTCCACCACCTATTCCACAAGAACCTGTTCCTAAAGCCGAAGGTAGGTGTCCCAATAATCCATTCTGGACAACTAGATTTCCTGGTGCTAAAGAAAAATGGTATCCTGTTAGATATGATGGATGGGGTAAGTTATTAAATCAACATGGAATTTCACCTCTTCCTCCATATGATGAAGATAGACAACCTTTAGTTGATGTACCTTTTGAGGTTCATTGGTATTCTCCTCATAGAACTAAAGGATTGGGATATAGATTCACCTCTCAAGATGGATCTCATACTTTTACAATAAGAGATACTGCTAAAGTAAGAAGAGGTAATAGGAAGGAGACTCAAAAAGTTAAATTGAATACTACTTATAATGTAAAAGTAATTGGCCAACGAGCAGCCCCACAAGGAACAATCAATGATGAATGGGGTGACAATTCTAAGGTTATTGAATTGGCAGAACAGGGACTTCTTAAGAAGTTGGGTAAGACTGCTCAAGGTAAAGATAATGATAAATTTAAAAAAGGATCTGAAGGTACTGGAGATATAATCTTTGCAGACTTTTTAGATACTCTTGATGATGCTGATGATCTTCAAATACAAGCAGGTGCAGGACAATTTACTGCATCAAATCCAAAGAAAGTAAATGCTCTTAAAGGACAAAGAACAACTTATGATTTAACTTATAGAGTAAGTCAAATACCCCCTAATGAGTCAGGTAGTTTTACTAATAGTTGGACTAAGACTTTTGAGAGTGGAGGATACTATAAGGCTAAAATGGAGGTTGATGATATAGGTGAGTTGTGGGTTGATGATAAGAAAATATTGGATTTAGATAGGAGAAGGAACAAGACTTTTGATGAAAAATTAGTTTACATTGATGGACCTGTAAAACACGGAGATCCTGCGGTTAATCACGAGATTAAAGTTGTTGTTGAGAATTTTTCATCTGCAAAGACTAAAGATATTAATGCAAAAGTCTTTAACACAATGGACTGGATTGGTGGTGGTGCTGTTAAACCAGAAAAGAAAGTAATTAGATTTAAAATAACTTCTGGTTCGATGTTTGCTAATAGTATAAAAATACCAGAATTAGGTATTCATGAATCCAAAGCTTTTACACCTGTAAGTCAGGGACAAAGAGGTCAGATAAATGTAACTCGTGAAAAAGAAGTAGAGGTGAATAAGGTCTATGATGTAGAATTTTTTAGTAGCAGTAAGGGAAGTCAGAAAAATTGGGGAATTAAGTATAATGGAGTGAAAAGACCTTTTAGGGTTATACGGAGAAATAAAGCAATTCAGTTTGATGATAATCCGGGTAATGGATTTGATGTAAATGCATCATTTACTATTGATCGTGGTAATGTAAAGTTCTCTGATGATGGTGAAAGACTTATTGTTAATGGTAATGAGGCTACATTTACTTTAGATTGGAATGATAGAGCAGATATATCTGGGAGGGCATTGCAATCTATTCAAATTGGTAATAAGACATGGAGAATAACAAAAGATAGGAGGGGTAGTGTAACAAAAACTGTTAAATTCTCTAGTGGTAGTGATAATACTGGAAATATAAAATTAAGGAATGATGGTGAGTCTGTTGTTAGAATGGAAGATCATTTTGATAATGATTGGACAGATATAATATGTGCTGCTACTGAGGGAAGATTCTTTGATTTTAATGGGAATAAGTGTAAATATGTGGTAGGTTCGGAGACGCAAGTAGCTGGTGGAGTTGGTGGTGGTACAACCAGAAGAGGAGTAACTTATCAAGGACCTCATTTATTCCATTATACTGATAGTCGTTGGGGTAAAGTTATTAATAGGGAAGGAGTTTCTCCCATTGGAACACCGACTCAAAGTTTATCTGATCCTAATGATAATATTGGTGGGAAAAAGATACTGACATGGAAAAATGTTGATTTCCCTCAGACAGGAAAGTATCAGATTAATCTTGTGGCTGATAATATAGGAACATTGTTTATTGATGATAAAGAAGTATTAAAAGTACAGGACAATTTTAAAGAGAATGAATATAATATAAAAAATATAGATGTTGGAAAAGGTAAACATACTATAAGAATAGAATTGGTCAATGGTACTGCAAGTAATGTATTTTTAAAGGATCCCACAGGAGTTGCTCTTCGAATTTATACACGGATGACGGTGGGAACTGGTACTTATAAATCTTGGAAAGAAAATCCCATAGGTGTGTCTGCAAAACTTATTCCTCCTCCTTGTCCTAGGAAAATTAAAGGAAAGGGAAGACTTATTGATCCCATTGTTGAAGATACTGGTGAGTATCCCCCACCTACTGGTACTAGTGGTTATCCAGTGGTCTTAAAAATGAAACCACCTATTGTTAAAGATCCTGGTATAAATTATAAGTGTGGTGATCCTGAGAATATTATAAGATTAGAACCTTCTAATGGTGTAACACTCTCTATGTGCCAATGTGGTCCATTTGGTAGAATTGAGAAGATTTGTATAGAAGGTGAGGGATATTTTACGGAACCTCCTGATGTTATAATTGAATCTCCTACAGGAGTTAATTTGGATATTGCATTACAATTTGAAGTTGTTAGGGTTCCTCCTGACATTCCTGATATTATTCAAGTGACTGATTTAGTTGGAATTAAAAAAACAGGATATTATAAAGGTAAACCTTATTATGGTGCTGTTTTCTATGAGAATGGCATTAAATATTCAGGATGGTATAAAACTGCTGGTGAAATGGTTCAAGTTTATGATACACTTCAAGAAAGTATTGATGGTATGGTAACTACACCACCATCTGCAATTCTTAGACAGGGTAGCGATCCAGGTGGTAATGATCCACGACTTAATATTCCAGGTACTCCTGAGAATCTAATCTAAAGGAAATTAAAATGACTAATAGTAAATTTGACTCTCCTGGAGCAGTATCTAGAAATAGTTCTAATACTAAACTTGGAAAGGGATCTAAGCAAAACTATACTGAGGTTGGTTGGTCCAATGATAAAGGATCAGTTAGATTAGGTCATATTCACAAACAAGGTGATGTAACTGCTGGTGTTATACTTCAAACACCTGATGCAGAACATCAACTTTCTTTGGATATTGATGGACCTCGAAAAGGATGGACTACTTCTACTAGTCCGGGAAATTTTACAGTTGAGTGTGGTAGTGCTAAGGAGGAAGCAGAAGATAGTTTGTGCTTAACGGCAAAAAATGGTAATATAATAATAACTGCTGCTAATGGCAAGATTCGATTACAGGGAACTGATATTGAATTGATTGCAGTTGGTGAGGATGACTCTAAAGGTAACATAAAAATGGAAGCCACTGAGAGTATTATTACTAATTCTAAGAAATTGATGATGTCTGCTAAATGCTATTATAGAATTGCTACTCCAGGAATTGGTGAAGTTGTTGCAAATGCTGTATTGCAGATGTATGGATCCGTATTCCGTGGAGTATCTGATGGATGTGTATTTAAGAATTCAAAAGTAGGTGGACAAGCATATGTTATTGCTCAAACAGCATTAGCAGCAGCAACTTTAGGAAACGATCTTAGCGACGGGGAGGTTTAAGATGCAATTTGATGACGTAAATGTTGGTGGTCAACTGAAGGTAGGAACCGGAGTTTGTGCTGCTATTAAAGAGGGAAGAAAAAAGATTAATGGATCTATGTTGGCAGAAGGGCCAGTAGTGTTTGGTAGTCCTACTGCATTTGGTGCACAAGAAGCAACATTAATGGTTGGACCTTGTAGTAATGATGATCCTGATTCTACAATGCCAGAGAGTTCTTTAGGTATTTCTGGGAATCAACCTACGGGCATAAAAATTAAAGGAAATGTATATGTAGAAGGAGATTTATACACTACCGGATCTGTTGATTGTATTTCTGTTGGAAGATTAGAAGCAAGACATTCTGTTGCAGATGCTTTACCCAAGAAGTTTGATATACCTCACCCTTCTCAAGAGGGAATGCGTCTTGCTCATGCTTGTATAGAAGGTCCTGAGGTTGGTGTTTATCATAGAGGAATGTTGAAGAATGAGAAAGAGATATATTTACCTCCTTATTGGAAAGATTTAGTACATCAGAATAGTATTACAGTTCAACTTCAACCGATAGGTGCACACCAAGATATTATTGTAAAGAGGTGGGATACAGAAAAGGTATATCTTCAGTCTAAAGGAGGAATGCCTATTCATTGTTTCTATCATATTTTTGCAGAAAGGAAGGATATTAATCCATTAGTGGTAGAATATGAAGGTAAAACTTGGGAGGATTATCCTGATCCTAAGGCAAATGATCCCAAATATGCTGGACAGAACACAATAACGGGTTGACCTTTTTCTGGTTTTCCTTTATACTGCTATGATAATGGAGTAACCATATGGAAGAAAATCTAAGACCTGATCTAGGAGAAGATAATGTAGAGTATGAAGATGAAGAGTTTTTGACCAAATGTGTGGTTGATCCAGT